CCGCTCGTCGCGGCTGTAATGGCGCTTCACCAAGTGAGTGAAGGCGAGGACGCAGAGATGCCGGAAGATTTAGGCTATTTAATCGCTTGACAAATATCACATTGGAATATTGGCAGTGCTTGCCGTGGCCGAAAAAAAAAGCAGGCGTTTTTGGCTGGGCATACGCTTAAGGTTTACATATTAAATTTCCGCGTCTATGGTCTCGCAAACTGGGCGGGATGTAACAGATGCAAACCAAGAATATTCACGTTCAAATCGAGAAGTCTGACAACGCTGGCTATGACGGCGTCTTTATCATGTCGGCGGCAACCCCCGATCGTGTAAACGACACAATTGACCCAAAATCATATGACGAAGCTGCGCGCCAAGAAAAGCTGATCGCACTTTGGCAGCACGATCCAGAGAAGCCGGTAGGCTTTTGGACGAATATGAAGCGCCAAGGAGATGCGCTGAAGGGCTACCTCAAGATTGCAGATACCAACCTCGGCAAGATGATCAAGCAATTGATTGCCGACGGCGTCCCAATGGGTGCTTCGATTGGCTTTAGAGGCAGAGGCGAACCCAACAAAAAGGGCGGCGTCCACTTTCGCAGCATCGAATTGATGGAATGCAGCATTGTGAGCATTCCCGCGCACCCTAGAGCAATGTTGGTTGCCAAGCAATTTCAGTTAGAAGAATTTATTGAGCCCTTGTCTGATGGGATCAATGAAGTGGCCGCGTCTGGCCCAAATGCGGACGAAATTATCGCCCGCGCAAAGAGCGCCACATTAGTGGCAATGAAAACCATTAAACGGAGATAGTACGATGAATCTTTCTGATCGCATCGTGGCAGCTGACGCGGAACTTATATCCTTAAAGGATGCGTTGGTTGAAGCCACAAAATTACTTGAAGCTACCCCTGAAGAGGAAGTGCTTCTGATTGAAGTTGAGGAGCTAACAGCGAAAGTTGAAAAGCAAGCCAACACCACCCAAGCTTTGAAAAAGGCTGAAACCGCATTGGCAGGACGCGCAGAACACGTAATTTCTGCCCCTGCAATTGTTCAGGCGAAGCACATGAAGTCAGCCCCAGAGGGCCTGATGTTCAAACATGCAACCGCTAAGTTCATCGCATTTGCCGAGCGCAAATCTGTTGGCGAAGTAATTGCTGAGCGTTACCCTGACGAAGTAGAAGTCGTGAAGGCAAGCTACGACCACATCCAGAAGACAGCCGTATCGCCTGCCGATACGACAACTGTTGGTTGGGCTGCTGAGCTTGTGCAAACTGACGTTCAAGGCTTCCTTGACACACTCCGCACAACTTCGGTTGCAGCGGCGCTTGCTGGTAAGTCTCAGTCTCTCAGCTTCGGCGGCTACAACAGCATCACGGTGCCTCGCCGTAATGCACTTTCAGCAGCACCGACAGAGCCAGCCTGGGTCGGAGAAGGGGGCTCAATCCCGTTGACCTCGTTTAGCTTTGGTTCTGCCACGATCAACCGTTACAAGTTGGCAGCCATCACCACGATGACCAAGGAAATTGTTGAGCGTTCCACGCCAGCGATTGAAGGCATCTTGCGTAATGCGCTGACAGAATCGTACTCGGTAGTTCTGGACAATGCACTGTTGTCTGCTGGCGCTGCTGTTGCAGGCATTCGCCCAGCGGGTCTCCGCAACGGTATCAGCACTGCTGCGGGTAACTCTACTGGTGGTTCTGCTTCGTTGATTGCTGACTTGAAGGGTATGCTTGGCTATATGCAGACTAACCGCACTGGTTCGCGGCCTGTTCTGCTTATGAACAACCAAACACGCTTGTCGGTTGCCATGCTTCAGTCTTCGTTGAGCGAATTCCTCTATCGTGATGAAATCGCCCAAGGTCGCTTGCTTGGTATGGAAGTTGTATCCTCGGATCACGTTCCAACTGGCGTCGTAATGCTTGTTGACGCAGACGCGCTGGTAACAGCGTTTGACGCACCAATGTTTGACGTATCAGACGTTGCGACCATCACTGAAGCTAATGCTGATTTGACTGCACCAACTCAAGCTAACACTGCCACTGGAGATGCCATTGGCACTGCTGCTGGGCAAGTTGGCCCTGACCTTGGTCAGCATGTCACAAGCGCCACGAACCCGCGCGTTGCTGGTGCTGGCGTTACGGCACGTTCGCTTTGGCAGACGTACTCTGTGGGTATCCGCATGGTTGCACCGACGAGCTGGGCAATGCTTCGTCCAGCTTCGCTGGTTGAGCGTACCGCCGTTACTTGGTAAAATGATTGGGTGGGCTTTCGGGCCCACCCTTTCCATTTGGAAGGTCATTAAATGACACAGCATAATTCCCTTATTCTACGCCCTGCCCCTAACGGCGAATTGGCTCATCTGATTTCAATCGAAGAGGCAGACGCGATGGTAAAAAAAGGCACTGCGGTTCGCCTGCCCGATGGTATTTATCGCGAGACTAAAGTTGTCGAGTCTAAGAAGGCCGAGCCAGCTAAGAAGAGCGCAGAGTACAAAACCAAAGAAATGTCGCCAGCCACAAAGGGCGAGTAAATGAAATTTACAGATCGCATCAAGTCCCTGCTCGGTGTTGAAGGCTCCCGTCGTGGGCCTTTTTCTGGCATTGGCGAGTTAGGAAACTCCTTTGCGATTGACCCGCTTGGTGATGGGTGGCATCGTAACTTAGAAGTTGACGCTATGCAGGCTCGGAATGTTCCGGGCGTTTACGCTTGCGTCATGCTTATTTCGCGCGCCATTGCCCAGTGCTACCCAAAACACGTTCGCGTGAAGAATGGTAGCTTTACAGATATTCGCACAAGCGCCGCGTTTCGCGTTATGCGTAACGTCTCAAGGGCACTGTTCGACGGTGAATCATTTGCCGTTGCAACGCGCAATGATCGTCAAGAGGTCAACAGCCTGCATCTTTTGCAGCGCGGTTCTTGCACTCCCATGATCGACGATGAAACGCGGGCTATCTTTTACGCGGTCGGAAACAGCCCGCTTGACCCCAACGGCACTGACTATATTGTGCCCGCGCGCGATATCCTGCACTTACGCTTTCACACGCCGCGCCACCCACTGATTGGCGAAACCCCGATCAAGGCAGCAGCGTTAGCGATCAACACCAATGTTAGCTTGAGCAAGTCGCAGGCAGCATTCTTCAACCACATGGCGCGGCCTTCTGGTGTGCTAACCTATGACGGCCCAACCGACCGTCCATTCCTCAACGCTGAGCAGATGAAGTCGCTCAAAGCCGCCTGGGAGAACGCCAGCCAATATATGAACCAGGGCAAGGTTCCGATCCTTGGCGCAAACATGAAGTTTCAACAAATGGGCATATCCAGTCAGGACGCCCAGATTGTTCAGGCGCAGCGGATGTCGTTAGAAGACATTTGCCGCGTCTTTGGCGTACCGGGTCCGCTTGTTGGCGATTTGAGCCATGCCACGCTGAACAATAGCGAAACGCTTATGCACTCTTTCATGGCGATGTCTTTGGGCAGCTACATTGAGCATATTGAGCGGATGTTTGATCGCCTGTTCGGCTTGGGCGTGGATGAGTACTTTGAGTTGGACACAGCGGCATTGCTGCGGACTGACTTTGCTGGCCGCGTTGACGGTCTAACAAAGGCTGTACAGGGCGGCTTGATGACACCAACTGAAGCCCGCGCGCGCGAAGGCTTAGGCCCAATTGAAGGCGGCGATACGGCGTATCTACAACGGCAGATGGTCCCTATCGACAAAATCAATCAGCTGTTAGAGAATGAAGCTAAGCCAGACCCTGCCCCGGTTCCAGCCCCAGATGAAACGGTTGTGCCTGAGCAGGGAAAAGGGCTAGACGTTGAATATATGCAGAACAGCATAAAATACATGTTAATGAACTAAGGAAAATGTCATGGATGAAGGCAAGTTTGTCAAGGCTGTGGAGCCGCTTGTTGATGAAGTTAAGCGCATTCGCGCCAAGGTGGACGCGTTTGAAGTTAATGAGAAATACGCGGAAACACTAAAGGGCGAACCTGGCAAGGACGCTGACGCACAACGCGTTGCTGAAATCATTGTTGAGAAATACATCGATGACTTGCGCGGTGCCGACGGCGCTAACGGGATTGACGCAGACCCAGAACAGATTGCCGAGATAATTGCAGAAAAACATGCGGACACTTTGCGTGGCGCACAAGGCGAATCTGGCCCATCTGGCAAAGACGGTCAGGACGGACTTGGTATAAATGTCAAGTCATGGAAAGAGGGTATTTACCGCGAGGGCGTTCTTGTCCAACACAACATTGGCCAAGTCTACAAAGCACTGAGCGATACATCCGACGAGCCGGGGCATGGCGACAACTGGGAGCGGGTCGGTACTTCTGGCTTTCGCTGGACAGGCGTTAAGAATTTAGATTTTAGCTATCAAGACGGCGATCTGTATATTGACGGCGGTACAACTTTCTTGTTCTGGGAAGGCAAGGGCAGGATGATTGCCCAGCGCGGCAAGAACGGTAAGGATGGCACTGACGGCAAGGATGGCGCAGACGGTAATAGCGCGGCAAACATTGTACACGTTAAGTGGGACAACAGTGGTATTGCATTTGCGTTTGACGATGGCGAAATTATTGTTGCTGACGTTGAAGGCTTGGAGACTATCCAAAAGCGCTTGACGTTTCTTGAAGAGCAGCTGGTCAATCAGGTTGAAGACATTGACGCGCCAATCAAACGTTTTGCCGGCACTTGGAAAATGGGCGAGAGCTACAGCGTTGGTGATACGGCCAAGCTCAATAAAGGCTTATATCTTTGCATTAAGGCGGACCGTAATTCAAGTTCTCTTGATCCAGAGAATTGGGTAAAGCTTGCTGGTTCTGCTGCGGGCGGTGGCGGTGGCGGTGGCGGCAGTGGCATCTCGCAGATGTCTACGTTGATTGTTGACGCCCTGTTAAACATGAACGGGCGCCCTATCTACGGTGTTTCTCCTCCTCGCCCGGGCGTCATTGGTGATTTTGATGCTGTCAACAAGCAGTCAATGCAAGCGGCTATTGCTGCGGGTTCTTTGTATCAGGGGACTTATAAACCCGCCACTGGCTTTCCGAACATTCCATTTTTGGCAAACACTGCTTTTATAAATCCTGTTGGCGGCGCGGTTATAGCTAATCCCAACGCAGCGGCTCCGCCACTTAATAGTCTTCTGGACATTCTTGTTTGGTTTAACATGAAGGGCAAGGGGCTAGATAATTTTGCCGCTGTTTTAGCCGCGCCTTTGTTGTTTGACGTTACATTCTCAAACGGCACACACAAAACCTATTTGCTCCCAGCAGGTAACTATGCTGATGCTGCTGCCGTGCAGACTGCTCTCAATGCTTTGACGGGCACAGAGGCCAAGTTCCTTACCTATGTCAACGGCGCGGACTTCTGGGTTGGTGTTGAGACACCACCTCAATATTACGCCACTTCCATTGTTGGCCAAGCTGGTGGCGGCTTCCCTGACTACGTGCCGGGGCCGACATCAACCGTTCTCAACACCTACAACTGGGTTGTCTCGACTACTGACCCCAACGTACCAGAATACGCTCCTCCTGGTCTGCCGGGCATTCCAGCAGGCACAAAGCTAAACAACTCTGACTTGTTGCAATTCAATGCAACGCTGAAGCAGTTTGAAGTTATTCGCGGTGGTAACCTTACACAGAACTTTGCTGATCAACGCTACTGGCAACTGAACGCTGGTAATATGGCGTGGCGTGACCAACCTTACGCAAAAGACGCTGTTGTTTACGGTTCTCGATTTAATGCGTGGTTTGTTGCTAGTCAAAATATTGTGGCTGGATCGCCAGAGCCCGGCACTACTCAAGCTGGCGCAATCTGGCGCAAGATTAACAGCACATACGGCGCAACGGTTTTCTTTGGTAAAGGTGATTACGACCCGAAAGATACAACGGCGGCAAACAATTGGGGTATGCCAAGAGGGACATACCCATCTGGGCAGCAACCACTTAATGGTGATAGTTACTTTGACGTTTTAACAGGTTCAACCACTGACTTTGTTGTTACGCAGAATCCACCAATTTACACAATCTCAGGCACCATCGGCAAGACAGGCTCTGGAGGCACACGCATTGGCGCCGTTTTAGGTAATGCAGACCTTGGCGCGGCTTGGCCAGGTACCAGACTAGCGCCTACAAACCTTGCCAATTGGTATGAGGTGACGCTGGCTGCTCCGCAAAAACCAACCTCTGGCGTCTTTGGGGGACAAACCATTGCCGCGGGCAACTATTTGTTGGGCTTTTCAGGAGACCCTGACGCGACAAACGGCGGTTGGTTCCTTGTGGCTGGGACACCTAGCGCAACAGGCGTTGCTTGGACAGTAAACACACCGCATCCGCAAGCACGACCTGACACGATCACGCCAACCGTTATTTGGGGATTTACTCGAAAATACGAATGGACTTGCCCAGCCGGAATTGCTGACGGCACTGTGCTGAAACTGTTGCAGGGGTTCACTGACAAAACTCAAATTGATAAGATTGAAATTAGAGAAAAGAAATCGGGCGGTTCTGCGTTTGAATTTGAATTGCTTATTTCTGCCGGTACTGCTTTGTTACTTTCCCCGCTTGCCGCGATATCAAAAACTCCTGATTTCAAAGAGATTGGCGCAACATGGGATGCTAGTGGCACGATATTTATTGTTGCCGGTCCTAACCTATCCGGCAAAACTTTATCAATTATCGTGACCTCGCAAGATGAGGACCTCGGTCTAATAACCCTTGGCGCAGGCACAACAACCAAATCCGGCAACACAATCAATGCGCTGAAGAATTACCCTGATACCGAAAAACTAAGCGCCCAACTTGTTGCGCAATCTGCATCGGCTGATATTCAAGTGCCAAATTGGTTCACCCGTCAATCGGAAGGATCCGGAGGTCAAGTTGCTTTTGCGCTTGGTGTGTCACCAAAAACATCGCTTGTGTTTACTGCATCGGTTTCGCCGGTCGCTGATTCTTCAAATTGGCCGCAACTCATTATGCAGCGCAGTGGTAGTTGGGTTGATTTTGCAACCAATCGAGTTTCTGCAATTTGGATTGCCAACACAAGTGACAACAAAGTGGCTGGCGGTGATGCCTCAACATGGGCGTCAAACAATACCGGTTTGCACACCTTTGGCACTAATTTAAAAGGCGCTAAGTGGTACGCAGTAAAAGCAGAAGTGAACATTTATAAATCGCACACCACAATTTCCACCAATGTGGTTGGTATTGATGCAACTGGTATTTATCGAGATGCTACGGTCACGGTTGTCTACGATATTGCATATACAAACATTGATTACATTGGATATAAAACGCAGACTCCAACGCAATTTAATGCCACGATTGTTTGGCAGTAATCGTTAACTAAAGCAAAGGTTTAATAATGACTTGGGACATATCCGGCGCAAAAGTTTTCACGGGCCTGATGGGATTAACCTTGGTCCTGTCAGGTTGCGCCAGTGGTGCTGTCAGCCGCGATGCACCACCGCGCGCTCTGGCATCATCTCCGCAAGCGCCGAGTTGC